CTGATTCTTCGTTAATAGCTTCTATTGCGGCTTTATATTCTTTTTCGTTAATGATTTCTCGGTCACGGTATTCCTGCGCCTTCGCCTTTTTCGCGGCGGTTTGTGCGTCGATCATTTCCAGTTCAGAGGCATTTAACCCCTGAAGTTCGGCAAGGTATTGGTCATGCTTGCCTTGTTTACGCGCGGCTTCTTCCCGACGCTTGTCAATTTCTTTCTGGCGTGCGTCTTCTGCGGTTAGTTGAATCGCTGTTCTAGCGGACTCAAATTGCTGGTCGCTCACTAAATGCTGGTTGTGATACTCGTCAAGTTTTGCGAGTTTCTGCTTTTCAGTTTCGTTAATTTGCGCCAGCTCGTCACCGTTCTGGCGTGCGACCTGCGCGATGAATTCGTCCGCCTGTTTCTGCTGCCGTTGTAATTCGCGCTCGTCTCGTCTTGCCTGCGCCTCTTCTTTTCTTTGCGCGGCGGCGCTTATCTTCTCGCTTTTCTTAGCCTCGCGGTCGTCAAGCTCTTTCAGCTCTAACTCAGTGTTTTTCTGAATTGCGGCGATTGCGCGTGCTTTCTGGTCTGCGTCTAACTTGTCGGTTGCTTCAATCTCTTTTTTCTGTTGTTCAGCGCGGGCTTTGATTGCTTCCGCGCCGCGTTTGGATTGAATTTCTAAAGACGCGACGAAGTTATCTCCTGCCTGTTTTTGTTTGGCGTTGAATATAGTGACTTGATTATTTAAATCCGCATATAGCTGTTTCAGTGTTGCGAGTGCGTCCGCGCCTTGCAGCATTTGCGCCGATGCCGTTTGTAGAATCGCGTTAAATTCGTTTAACTTAGTATTAGAAACGCCGTTTTGCTGAACTAATCCGGCAACGTTATCCGCTAAGTTTTTGACGGCTTCAGGGCTTTTTGACTGTGCGACCTCGTTTAAACCAGACACCAATCCGAGCGCCTGCTCTTTCGTAACGCCTAACGAATCTTGTAATTGGTTCGTGTAGTTATATAAGCTGATTGATTGCGCACTAGCGGCAGAGTATCGGCTGCTCAATACCTCAGCCATGTCTGCGGTAGATAATCCGTTATCTGTTAACTGTTTCAGTTGCGCTGCGGCTTCTTCGGCGTTTGTCTTAGTAATCGCGGAGAAGAACGTATCGAATTGACCCGCCGCGTCTGCTGCCGATTGTGCGGAAGCGTCAATCTGCGTTTGTGCATCGGCTAACGCTGAAGCAATTTTAGCCTGTGCAAGTGCGCGGTTTGCATTAGCAAGCTTCAGCACTTCATCAGTCAGAACACGCGCACCGTCTGCGCCGTCCGTTAACACGGTTTGCAGCGATTTAGTCGCCTTCTCTAGGTCTTCCGTGCTGGTTTTAGCCGTGCCTAAAGAGTTATACAACACACCGCCAACGGCAGAAGCCAACGCAATGACCGCACCGAGTACCGCGCCGCCTGGCCCAAACGCACCGGCTAATTGGGAGCCCTGTTGCCCGATGGCGACGAAGGCGGATTGTCCAGACTGTAACTGGACGATTAAATCCTGTACTTGGTAGCCCGCCTGCTGTGCTTTACCGCCTAGCGTAGTAAAGCCTTTAGCGGCATTACCTGATGCCGTATTGGTTTTATTTAAGTCGGGGATTAACGAATTGACGGCCTTCTCTGCGCCACTGGCAGATGAGGCCATTTCGTCAAGTTGCTTGTTAAATTCTGTTACGCCGTCCGTTTTGACACGGGCGACAAGTGAGGCGGTATCAGTCATGGTCTCGGCCTTCAAAAATAGCGTCCAAACTCATGATGAGTTCAGTCTCTAAATAACTAATGTCTTGACCTGTGACGTCTTTATAATCTTTTATATCAGCCCATTTGATAGGCTTTCTTGGTATTAATATAACTCTATCACCTTCATCTCGCTGCATAAATTTCAATTCACGATACTTTTCAAACACATCAAGAAACAAAACGGGGCAATCAGGCCCCGTTTCTTGTTTTACTTCCGGCGCTTGCATTAGCCCCATCGACACCATCGCGGCAATATGCCCATCTTTGATACTGTCGAATTGTTGCCGTTTGTGTTTATCAACGAATTGATATTGCGCGAATTTATGCAGCGCTTCTACTTTTTTGCAAGTTCTGCTCTACTCGCCGCATGATGTTTTGCGATTGCTTCGGCTAATCCGCGATATTGTTTCAGCAATTTGATTAAATTCGACTTGGTGAATTTATCCTCAAGGGACCATCCGATAACAATTTCACCCGCAAACGAGATATTGAGCGGCTCGACACCCGCGTTTAATTGCTCGTTGTATTCTGTCCAGTCGTTTTTCTCTTTGCATTTCGCATCCAGCTCTGAAAGCGAATCCTGCAAACGACGATATGCGGTGGTGTAATCGCGTCCTGCTTTAATTCCGGCGTCACAGTCCGGGCCAATGACTTGCAGCCACTCGCCAGAGTCTTCGCCAGACGGCAGCAGAATCGGCATTTTAGAACCGGCGGCGTTTTTATCCGCATAACAAAAATCTGATAATTTCATATTTTACCCTTCGGTTTTAAGGAGGTTGATTAATCGTCGGCAACGTTAACCAAGCGCTTTCGGGTCATGACCCTAGCCGACGATTATGTTTTAGTACACTAAACGCTGAATCAGGATTGATGACTCATTAGCGCTACCGGTCGCTTGACCTTCGAGCGTGATAGTCACTGATTCTGGCCCGCCGATTTCTGGAGTCGCTGCCGTTAGTTGTGCGTTCTTCAGCGTGAAAGACATCGCACCATTAACGCCTGAAAGAATCGATGTGACTTCAATCATGGTTTCATTCAGGAACTTCTCAAGCAGCGTTAAACTTGCTAACTTGCCAGCTAACGAGAATGTGTTCTGTGCGGTTCCACGCTCAACAAAAGCAACGTCTGTGCTACCCAGAGCAAACTGAGCGGACGCCGTGTTGTCATTCGCGATGGTGAATGTGTCAATCAGTTCAAGCGCAGTTGAGCCGTCAAACGCCGCCACATCAACCGAAGCGAATGGCTCTGCGTCGAATGAAGTCGGGAAGGTAGAACCGCTCGGCAACGCCAGCAGCACTTCTTGACTTCGACCTAAGAACGGGAACGAACCGGTAACCATCGCGTTAACTGCTTGCTCAATTGAGAAGCCGGAGAACTCAACGCCGCGAGTAATAACCCACGCATCCGCACCGCCACACGCGCCTTTAAACCAAGTCAGAATAGAGAACGTTTTGCACAGTGCGCCCGTGCCTAACTGGTCCGCGGTCACTAAGTCAGTGGTTACGGTCGATTCGTCGGTCAGAGTATGCGGAATACCCGCGCCAGTAATCACTAAAGCGGTAACGGTTGTCGCAATGAACGGTTTGGCGTTATCGCCGGTTAAATCAGGGAAGTAAACTAAGCCGCCTTCGGATACCGCAGCGGTGAAATCACCACTTGCGCTGGTGAAGGTTTTTGCGTCCGCGTCAACCGTAACAGATAAGCCCGCAACGGTGGAACCCGCGACCCAGGAAGACGTCATCGCGCCTGCCAGTAAATCGTCTTGCGATTCGGAACTCAGCTCGATTGCGTATTCACCGGATACCTGTTTGTTGCCGGTGCGGATACTGGTTACTTCGCGCGACGCGTTCAGCTCGTTAGAGACTAACGCATCGCGAGTCACGGCGGGAACACCGCTTGTTGTGCGCAACGGCAACCAGGCTGGGTTAGATGGGGTAACGCCTGGGGTAACTTCGGCGATGTAAAACTGCGCGGTCGTCGCGCCTTTGTAAGGGATTGTCATGCTATAACCTCGCAGTATAAGCCACAAAATTAATTGAAAGTGAACGTGTCGCCCAGCCATTGGCTACTTGCAACGGGCCTAGACTCACTGATTGTACTTCAGCACAGATATAATTTCGAGAAAACGGCACGCCCGCCTTAAAAACAGCGTTCAATTTGTCCGCCATTTTATTGATTGGTGCGCTGCCGAGTGTAGAAGAGTAATTAATATCGACCTGATAAATACCTGGGCGTCGCTCGGTAAACCCTAAGTCTCCCTGCTCGGTATCTGCCAGCAGCATGAACGACGCCAGATACGGGTTATCCGTTGATGTCGGCGCGTCGATATTCTCTAACGCAACGGTGATTGCGTTTGTCGTGCCGAAGTTCATCAGCGCGATATCGAATACTTTCGTGAGGTCTTCAAAGTATGTTTCCATCCCTACCGCCTTCCATGATTTTGGTGATACAACTCGTTAATCTCCGCGGATTTTCTAACACAACATGCCTCGAAAAAGTCATCATGATATCCGAGGTACACCCTTGGCTTTGCATTTATATATACTTGCCATGTGCGCCCTTTGTACCGAGAAACCCCATGGATACCACTAGCATTGTGCCGCATTAGTTTGGTATTCCGACAGTTAAGTTTTGAGTTAACATTACGCAAATTAACCCATCGGTTGTCGGTGGTGTTGCCGTTTATATGGTCTATTACGTCCGGCCAGACCCCGGTCATATAAAAATACGCAAGACGATGGAGTTTTACAGATTCTCTTTGTATTTTTGTCAGAACATATGTATTTCCCGTCGATGAATCATACCATCCGACTTTAGAACCTTTTTTGCGGCACCCAACCGACTTTTTATACACAAAAATCCCTGTGATGGGGTCATAATCGTATGTGTCTAACACGTACTCATGCGTAATCATATGTCCCTCGTACAACGCCTTATAGTACCTTGATTATCGAACACGAGATGCCTCTTCGTCAAGTAGCGCGTTAAACCTTACCACATTAACCCTTACACAACCCTGCGGGGCCTGCTTTGAATACCCGCTTGTTGTGTTTGGGCCGTCGCCCGGATAGCCGCCGTACTCGATCACGTTTGCATAGGGTAGATTATTTGCGAGAGTAAAATCCCACCAACTAGGATTTTTCAGCACGAAGTTAGACATATCAGAGATAGCTTTCCCCCCAGTTACGTCCGTACCTTGCGCAACGGTTCTAATCGGTGCACTTCCCGACGCTTGCCAGTTCATACGAAAGCGCCCAGTGTCAACCGGGCTACCCTTAATGATTGCGCTAAACAATTTAAAAGACACTTGACGCATCACCGTCTCAGGATTCTTTTTCGCTTTCGCGACAAATGCGGCAACGTCTAATGTTAAGCTCATTTTCGTACCTGGATGAAATATGCAATCGTTACGTCATTGATAATCGTAGGCTCAATCCCGACGATTGACCATTGAGCGCTGTTAAAACTTACTTTGTCCGTCAATTCAGGTTTTACCAGACCATCGGCCTTTAGCATTACATCACCGGATTGAATCGTCGTTCCGTCAACTAATCCGGCTTGAATCGGTACGGGTACGGCGTTAAGCGGTAACGACGTGCTCGCAGAAAAAACATATTCACCCGCGTTACTGTCCCACGTTTTAGCACCCGCGCGAATCAATGAAACTGTGCTGCCGTATTTAGACAGTAATCGCGTTGATAGGTTGCTCATCCGTCCGGCGAAGGTCATTCCGTAGCCTCCAGACGAGACACGACTAGTAAAGCAGATGGGGCGGTTCCCCACCCAGCAGCGACAGCCGTTTGAGCGACTAACCCACCGTAGTTAGCGCCTGAGCTATCACGGATGATTTGCACGGCTAAAGTTTCGCCTGCGGTTTCTGCGACAATCACGACGCGGGACTCTGTCGGAATAGTCACATCTGAACTTGTTAGTTTAACCGCAGCGGGGGAACCGTAAGCGACGCCGTTATGAAGAATACGGCTAAATAGTGTAGACGTACCACTAGCCCCTGTCCGGCCATTCAATAGCTTAATTCGCACGGAATAGTTGCCAGCATCGTTAAATGTGACCAGGCCCGCGGCGTTAATCATCACGGGGTCGGAGGCTGAGTTTTGCGCCGCGCCAAAGGTAACTTGTAAAGGCGTGTCCAATGCTGACGGCGTTTGTGTTACGGTGGAGTACGCCCGTAACACTTCGACCTCTTTCGCGCCGTACATCATTGAGTCGGCGGTCTGTGTGGCTACTTCTCGAACGTCTGCGGGGGTGATATCGCCAGTTACGTTATCCGGTAAATTTTCGCCAATCAGGGTAAAAAGTTCTGTTTTAGTCAGCGCCATACTTAACCCCGCGTCACATTAAAAGTTACGCCGTTATTCGTTCCAGTTAACAGCGGTTTTAACTGGTCATAACATTTTGTGATTTTAGTAATCGCGCCTGTGCTGCCGTTGTCAAAATACGCCACGGCAACCGCTCCGGTTACTTGCTCTGAGGCTACGACACGACCATCGGAAGAAGCGCGGGCGTCCAGCCCCGCGCCAATCTCTGAAGCCGCTACGACTTGAGCCATCATAAGGCGCATGGGGATTAATGTTTCGGATTGATCAAAGCCGAAGATTGAAACATATTTACGCGGATAGGACATAGTTTGGTCCGCGGATACGCGGGAACCTTTCATTTCAGGCTCGAACAAGCCGACGTATTCCGCGCCATTGCGCAACGCGATTTCGGCCTCGTCGTCATCTGTCGGCAACGTCCAGCCGTATTTTGCAGCTAATGTGCGGGCGTCTGCTAAGGAGATGTAACTGTCCGCGTCTGCTACGACTGCGCCCGTCTCAACGATTAGAGCCATAATTTATCCCCTGTCCCGACGGGCGAGAAAATAACCATATGATTTTCAAAGTCCACTTCCACATCGCACGGTACGCCTTTCACATCGACGGTAACAAAGTCCTGTTCCGTGTGGATAAAGTTATCCACAGATTTCGAGGATAGCACGTCGCAAACATGGCGGACGGCATCTTTAGCCCGTCTGATATGTGCCGGAAATGGTAGTTGCATTTATTCTGCCTCGTTGCGGCGCGTGCGTCGCTGCCGTTTTGCGGGCTCTTCCTGAACTTCGTCAGCGTCCGCGGGTTTAAACTTCGCGTCGATAATCTTATAGCCTAATCCGCGTAATTCCGCTTTGCGTTCTTCGCTTACAGGATGAGGCTCATAAATTACTGGTTTCATAATCAATTCCAAAGATAAAAGGGGCTTTCGCCCCTAATATTAAGCAGCTGAACCAATCGCCAGGGTGCCCAGGGTATGCTTGTTAGACGTAACAGCTTTATCCCAGTTAGTACCGGTAAACAGCTCTGCATCAGTTGGAGACTTGCCACCATTCGCAGTATCCCACGCGTAGCCTTTCAGTTTCACACCGAAGGTGTAATCTGCCTGCCATGTGGTTTCGATGCGAGTATTGCCGTTTGTAGTTTCCATGTTGGTAATGATATCGCCAGCATTGTCGACGATGATACCTTGGGCAACCACTGACAGCACTTTGTCTTTGTTCGGCGTACCTGCTTCGTACAGCGCAGGAATATCAGACACGACAAACAGCTTGCCGAGGATTTCCACAACTTGCACGTTACCAGACACGAACAGTTGACCCGCGTTGGCGATTGCTTCACCAATCAGACGGTGATATACGTCGCCTGTCATTACATCCGCGATCAACAGTTGAGACTGGTCGCCAAATTTACGGTGAGAGTTGTTCAGCACTACTTGAGTAATACCGCCCGTGCCTGAAACATCGTTCACCAGCGCCGCTACGTTTTCAACGGCAGCAACAGCCGCACCGACTGAAGTGTTTAACTGGTCGGCTAACAGCGCGTCAGAGAAACCTTCAGAAATTGCCATGATTGCCGCGGCTGGTGATTTTTGCAGGTAAGACAGTTGCGATGGCTCGAACAGCACAGGGCCAAAGCCGCCCGCTACTTTCACGCCAACTAATTCGCCCGCAGTTAACGCGGTAGACGCTTGAGACGCAATAGCGGCATAACGGTCAACACGACGCTGGGCACCTGCTAATGACGCAAAGAATGATTCTTTGGTAAAATCACCTTCCCAGGCTTGCGAGTTCAGCACAATCGCGCCGCCCGAAGCCGCGTTGAACTGGTTAATTTTCTGAGCTAACAGCTCGATAGTAGTACCCTGGATTTCATCCTGATACACTTTCATGTTTGATAAAGCCATGATTCACACCTTATTTGAATTTAGCGTTAAGACGCTGTTGAATGTCGGCTCGCGTGCGAGCGATGCCGGTAAGATTCCCATTCGTGGCCCCGCCATTCGTGGATTTGTTACC